ATTCCTTGCAACGGTGATATTGCAGGCCTATGCGTAAGAACAGACTTTGAACGTGATCCATGGTTCTCACCAGCAGGTTTCAACCGTGGTCATATCAAGAACGTTACAAAACTAGCATGGAATGCGACAAAGGGTAACAGAGACGATCTATATAAGATTGGTGTCAACCCTGTTCAGTCATTCCCTGGTGAAGGTGTAATCCTGTATGGTGACAAGACCATGCTTGCAAAACCTTCTGCATTTGATCGTATCAACGTTCGCCGTCTATTCATTGTACTTGAAAAGGCAATTACAAGAGCAGCAAGATACTCACTATTTGAATTCAACGATGAATTCACAAGAGCACAATTCGTAGCATTGGTTGAACCATTCCTACGAGACGTTCAGGGTCGTCGTGGTATCTATGACTTCCGTGTTGTTTGCGATACTACCAACAACACACCAGAAGTTATTGACCGTAACGAATTCATTGGTGACATTTATATTAAACCTGCTCGTTCAATCAACTTCATCCAGCTAAACTTCGTTGCAGTTAGAACAGGTGTGGCGTTTGAGGAAGTGGTTGGAAAGGCAACTTAAAAATAACCTACGATCCCGTGGTATACTAAATAGATAGTAAAAGGAGAACAAAATGTTTACTATCTATAAAGTGACGAATAAAATAAACGGGAAGGCATATATTGGATTTGATTCTAAATGGCCTTCCCGTAAATCAGTACATATATGTGAAGCCATCACCAGAAAAAATAAAAAATATCCTTTGTATAGAGCAATAAGAAAATATGGTGTTAAAAACTTTGAATGGGAGATAATATACCAGAGCAACGATAGAGACCATACATTGAATGTTGTGGAAAATAAAATGATCATTGAGCACAATACACATTTTCGGGACGGACATGGTTACAATATGACTTATGGGGGTGAAGGAGCTTTTGGTTGGGTGCCATCCGAAGAAACAAAAAGAAAAATCAGTGAATCTAAAAAAGGTAAATCGAGTTGGAATAAAGGAAAACCTTCACCATGGACTATAGAAAGAAATAGACTCGGTAAGGGAAAAAAACAACCAAAATTATGTAAAAAGTATATTGTAACTAACCCACAAGGAAAAAAACAAGAAATAACTGGTTTGGTGGAATTCTGTAAAACACACAATTTAAACCCAGGTTGTATGTCTAGTGTTGCCAAAGGAAATTGGAACCAGCATAAAGGATGGAAATGTCAACGAGTTTAATAAATAGAGAATACAAATAAGGAGCATTCATAAATGTCATTAAGAGTACAAGAATTTAGAGCGCAGATGAACTTTGACGGTGCCAGACCTAATCTGTTTCACTGTGAACTAACATTTCCTATTATCTCTGGTGGATCACAGCAACAGTTTACCTTCATGGCAAGAGCATCCGAGCTTCCTGGAGACACAGTAAATCAGGTGCCCGTATTCTATCAGGGTAGAGAACTTAAATTTGCTGGCAACAGAACCTTCTCTGAATGGACTGTTACAGTTATCAACGACGAAGACATGCAAGTTAGACGTGCATTTGAACTATGGTTGAGTGGTATTAACTCACACGCAGGAAACCTTCGCGAAGATAACTTTATCAAGGGTGATGGTGGTTATCAACAGGATGGATTCATTACTCACCTTGGTAAGAGAGAAGATATTTTAAAGAGATATAAGTTCGTTGGTTGTTTCCCAATTGATCTATCTCCTATCTCAATGGATTGGAGCGCAACAGATCAAATTGAAGAATACCAGGTAACTCTAGCATACCAGTGGTGGGAATCTGATACAACAGACTCAGTAGCTGAAGGATTGGTATTCAGTCCAATCTTACAACCCGTTCCTTGAGACGCGAAAAATACTAAATACTCCTAAGAGGCCTCTTAGGAGTATTTAAATGAAAAAATATGGATTCGTATATATTTGGTATGATCGCAAACGTAAGATGTATTACATTGGATGTCATTGGGGAACAACTAATGACGGTTATATTTGTTCGTCAAAAAGGATGCGTGACAACTATAGAAATAGACCACAAGACTTCAAGAGACGCATTTTAAGAAGTAATATTGAAAGAGAAAAATTATTAGAAGAAGAATTCAAATGGTTGGATTTGATTGGTGATAATGAATTAGGTAAAAAATACTACAATCATTCAAAAAGACATTTTGGTCATTGGTCTACTAATCCTAAACAAACAGCTGCTATGCGTGAAAGAAATTTAGGTAAAAATAATCCAATGTTTGGAAAAAAACATCCAGAATTGTGGATTAAAAAAATGAGTGAAAATAATAGTGGTGAAAGAAATCCTTTTTTTGGTAAAAAACATTCAGAAGAATCGAAGAAAAAAATGTCTGAAACGAGAAAAGGTAAAAAAACTGGTAAGTCCTGGAATAAAGGAATTCCTATGAAAAACGAAGTTAAGCAAGTATTATCTAATAAATTTAAAGGTAGCGGAAATCCTTTTTTTGGTAAAAAACATTCTGTTGAAACAAAAAAGAAAATTTCAGTTTCCAGGTCACATAAAAATATAGGATTGTTATAATATGGCAGTCACATTATTTGGTTTCACCATTGGTAAAGCAGAAGATAAAAAAAAGATCCCCAAGGAAGTAACCAATAAATCATTCGTTATCCCTACCAATGATGATGGTGCAGTAACGATACAGTCCGGCGCCTATTATGGTACCTACGTCGATCTGGATGGCATTGTTCGTAACGAAGTGGAACTTATCACTCGTTATCGCGAAATGTCAATGCAACCAGAACTAGAAAAAGCAATTGATGAAATCGTCAATGCTTCTATCATCATGGAAGATTCAGGACATTCAATCAATATTAACATGGATGACCTAGAACAACCGGAATCAATCAAGAAAAAGATCAAAGACGAATTCGATTTTGCACTAAAACTTCTCAATTTCAACAACAAAGGTTATGAAGTCTTCCGCAGATGGTATATCGACGGCAGAATGTTTTATCACGTTATTGTGGATGAAACTGCTCTGAAGCAGGGCATCAAAGAATTGAGATATATCGACCCTCGCAGAATTCGCAAAATCAGAGAAATTCAGAAGACAAAAGATCCTGCAACAGGCATGGAAATTGTCAAAAAGCAAAATGAATACTACCTCTACAATGAAAGAGGTGTTATTGGTACACATTCAAACCTTGGTACCAAGATCACAGTTGATTCAGTTATCAACATAAACTCAGGACTCATGGACTCCAAGAGAGCAATGGTCTTGTCATATCTTCATAAGGCAATCAAACCACTTAATCAGTTGCGCATGATGGAAGACGCAACAGTTATTTACC